AATTGCCAAAAGGCCTGAATTTACAAGAATCATGGCCTTGTCTTTGATCAATACACCCCAAACCAAAAACAATGCTGAACCTATATTCAGTAGTATAACATTTAAAGGATCAATTGTCAAGGCCGTGCAAATAGCACCTGCCAATGTTACCGCTGTTGCAATCCATTTAAAGACATTGGCAATTTCTACTGTTAACCAACGCTTTGCAAATTCAATCATTTCCATATCTGTATCTTTTCATCCATAAGTTGTCGTACTTCAATCATGTCATCTGATTTCATTTCATCGACCACACTATCAATTACAAATAGATGTGCAATTACCGCTATTGTTGAACAACCAGCATAAACATGATATTGCCGCCGTGTTTCGATATTGTCTTGTGTCATAAGAATAAATTCAGTATAATTGCAAAGTTAAATGCTGAGAGAAAAACATCGAACCAACCGCCGGCGTTTCGGCCTTCTTCAAATGCTACCTTAGCACTCTGCCAGAAAAACCAAACAAAGAAAGCATTAATCAGAAGTAAAAAGTTTTCCATACTAAACCAGTAAGTAAATCAAAATAGACCAAAACGCTACCGTAAACAGTAGCGCCAGCCATCTACCAAGTAATATCATGTTGCTTCTACAATTTTCGAAAGCTCATCGTACTGTCTCTGCAATTCCGCCAAACGCCGCTCCGTCTTTGCATTGCTCGCCTCATCCAGCTCACCACGAATTTCACAGAGAGTAATCATTTTCTCAACCACATTATTCAATTGTTCAACGGCGTCCATTTTTCAATCCTCGTTCAAATAGTTCGTTTAATTTCAAATATGCCTGCTCTGCAACACCATCAGTATCATATTCTCTATACACATGTAATGCCTTGAGTGCAATCCGTACTGCCTCACGCAATTCTTTTAATTCACCTTCATAGGCTTCAATTTCAAAATTCATAATCAATCCAATAGAACCATATATTCAGCAGGATAATACTTGCGAAACCAATCCAGACCTTTGCGAACACCGGCATAATCACCAAACAATTCGCATCCACGGATTGTATCATAAACCGCAACGGCTTCAGGTGAAAGTAAGCAAGATTCGCCTGAAAATGGGTTTGTAATCATTTCTGCTTCTGTACCAACTGTAATGTCTTTAAAAGGGAGTTTCATATTATTTCCTATATTGTTTAAGTGTTGCAAGGACCATTTGAAAATCATCTGGCCGATCCACCGCCAGGTCTTTGATTAACGATGAATAGAAGCCAGCAATATATGCCCAGCTACCGTCATTCTTTTTCTCAAAATCCTTCATCGCATCAGAGATTAATAACCGTCTTTCTGTAACCGCTTTGAATGTCATAGATTTCCTCATGTTGTAAATTTAAGTAATTCAATATCTCGGTGGCCACCCCGAACAAAAGCAATATTGTTCAATTCAATATCTTTCAATTGTTGGTATTGTTTGGCGATTCGATTTATCTTTTCATCGAGTAGTTCAATACCCCAACTTTCACATACTTCTAAAATTTCTTGAACACTTTTTCGTCCTAATCCAGGCACTCTTGTTATTGCTCGTTCAGAAAGATTCTCTAGATCTCCAACATAATAGATTCTTGCACTTTCCAAACAACGCCATGCACGGGTTGAAAGACCTATTTCACTAATTGGAAACTTTTTCATAATATCCTCAAAATGTATTCAATGTAGGTTGATATTCTTCGATATACTGCCGCTCAATCTCATAGGCTTTCTTACGACCACGAATGACAGCAATTACTTCGTAAGTGATTTCTGCTTCCGGGTTCTGACGTATAAATTCGCAGAGGGTCCAATCTTTAGATTCGCATTTAGCTCTGGAGAAATGCTTTTGAACCCGAACCTTAACAGACCGTAGAAAAGCACGGCCGGTAGCGACAGTAACACCAATATAAGTGTCACCAGTATTTTCAGAGAGAATTTGATATATGACATAATTACGATCATTACGCTTTTTCCTGTTCATTGATACCTTTTTCATTGTTCTTTGAGTATAACACAGATAGAGGCAATTGTCAAGCCATAGAGACCAGAGTGTTGTATAGGAACAACACCATGGAAATAGAGGTTCCAGAGAGAAAACCTCCGGAAAAAATTCCTGGAGGTTGGAGGACCGGAAAAAAAATTTTGGAATTCGCTTTAAGTCATTTTAAGGATCGTTAAAAATAGTATACCTAATCAACTGGAACACCATCCAGCTGTCTCCTACGCTATCTCGCTATATTCTTCGCAATAGTCTGAGAGGACCTGCTCTACGATTTGCAGCGGTAGATTATAGATTTCGCTGATTTTGTTTACTGTATATCCTTCGAGATACAATTCACAAATGGAAATCACTAGGTTTTTAATTGCAGCCATATTATACCTTTTCAGAGATTAAATCATTATATTCGATGGTGGGTTCTAGAAACTGTATCTCTCCATCATATTCTAGCTGACACCGTTCGAACCGTGAGAGCCAGTTATCTTTTTCCATGCCATAAGATATAATGGTCTCTTGAATATAATCGGAGTTCTTTTCGATACTATCACGGACCATGGACACAACCTCATCTAGATCGACATTGGATGGAACACCGAGGATTTTATACGATGACCCACCCTTTGCCTTCCAGTATGCATTAGAGCCGGTACCGATGGTGCCGTCAGGATTCCATGCATAATTTTCATAGCGTTGGGTTTCAATTACAATCATCATTATTTGATACTCCAAGGTTTACAGATAAGCACAATTGCCACAACAGCTATAATTAATCCGATATACTCTAAAATTATCACTTGGTTATACTCCGTGCATATTTGGGGACTTTGGCGACACGCTTTGAAATTTTCACTTTTTTATAATCACAATCAAGGAAGGTATTAATCACAAGCTCTTTATAGGATTCGACCTGTTGGTTTAAAACCTTTCGCATGTCATTAGCGAGGTTCTGCATTTTCTGGGAATCACTTAAAACATTCGCATTATTGGCAGCGGCTCGTTTTTTAAATCCAAGCAGAATTGTCTTGGGGTCGGTGGGAATCAAATCAGCGGTATTAATCATATAGGTCCTTATCAACTATAGAACCATTATCTCATACTTTGCGGCAATTGTCAAGCCGTCTAGGGGATGGTGTTGCGTGGATACAACAGTCTGGAAGTATTGCCTGGTACAGAGGTTAGTGCCTACTCACCATTTCTCTGCTCTATTATAATCATTATATTCAGTATAATCCTCTAAAGTATTCTGGTCTGGTATATTAATTGCGAAATCTTCAGCCTCCAGTATATTCAGAGAGGTGTTGATCATTTTCTGCTTTGCAATGGCCTCTGGTGTTTTATTATACTCCTCTGCAACCTTTCGCATGGCTTCTCGTTGATTCTCAGTAGGTTCTCGATCCTTTGAGGCGCATGATTGGCCGCAATATACTCCACGTTTTCTATGCAGTTTTCCACATAGTTTACAATTCTTCTCTTTATACACTCCCGGCATGGTTTTTCCTACAGACTGGTTACTACCATATTTTCATATAATTATCTAGGATATAAAAAACCGGACTCTAGGTCCGGTTTCTATTTTATTCTACTAGGATTGGTTTAGTGCTATTCTCCAATTCAGTATCTTGTGGAATGAAGGCTTCTACATGCCATGGAAATCTTCCATTCTCTTGGTAGAATTTAAAGGTTTCAATTAAACAATCTTCGAGGTGTTTAAACTCATTGATTATACCTTTGCGTTTAGTATTTAAATCTGCTTTCTTTGTTGGTGCTTTTGTTCGGCAGATAAAATACGATTCTTTACCTGTTTCGGAAAATTTCTTAATAGAATTAAATAATTGTTCATATTCGTAACCTTCCAAGACGGACCATCCATATTTCTTTCTTCTTGCATCATACTCTCCAGCCTTAGAATAATTGGTATTGGTTTCGATCCATTCAAAGGCATCATCGGCGGTAAAAGTCACGATCCGGCGATAGGTGCCAGCTTTGGCCATGACCTGTCTTACAACCTTTCCTTTCTTGTTACCATTCATATTCTTACAATAGGTATCAACAAAATCACGGATAGATTGTTCGGTGTTTTGTACTTGTTCAGAACTGGTACTCAGCAAATAAATTATAGCACCAACGGCATCTTCTACGGAGGATGGAAGTACGGCGGCGTGGTCATTCTCTACGATCTGTAGAATAACTCTGGATGCTTCTGGTGTATACCCGTTTAGACCAATTTCATATACCCAAAAAATCCAGCGGTCATATCCAAGACGTTTCATGGCTTCAAGGCGGTGGTGGCCACAGACCAATTCATACTTGTAAATGACACCATCAATCTGTCTGGCTTTCTCTCTTACGATTGGTGGTCTGCGATCATATTCAATACCATTTGTAAAACTGTCCATTAAAAGTGTTACATGGTTTGGATCTTTTGAGGTTACTCTGGCGTGATTGTATTCTCTTGGTGCGATATAAACATCTTTGAATTCGATTACCTTTGAAGCTTTATAATTTACTCCAGGTACTACGATAATTGATGCTGTGACCTTTTGAGGGTCAAGCGTATGGACGTTAAAAGTCATGCTTTTCTCCTAGCCGAATCGGCATTAAGTTAATGAAAAAATGTGGTGTCCAATTGACATACCACAGTACTACTTTACTACTTATGCTACTTTAACAGAAAATTAATTAAAAGTGTGGCAAACTACTCATTTTGACGCCATTCTTGCCTCATAGATTTGTATTTTAAATTCTCGGCGGCTAGGCGGCGGTATTGTAGAAAGACGGTGGCAGATTCGGCATAATGGCAGGTTGCATGATCAGATTCTTGTGGTTTTATGGTACGGTCTTGGTTGTATTTTCTACCTGAATGATGGTTGGCATATCGGCGTGAGCGAGTAAATCCCATTTCAAGGAATTTTCGAGCCATATCTGCACCAATGAAATCTTCTTTGGAAATATACTCTTCGAAAAGTTTATAGATGGTCTTGGCGGATTTGGTCGCCTCTTTTGGTGTTTTAAATCTCCAATGCTGGCAGATGACATTGGTGTATGGTCGGACTAGAAGGACACCTTGCTCACCACGGCCAATTCGATAAAGACTGCGGATGGCGGGTTGTGTAAAGTCTAAGTCGGTGTATGGCAGGTGATAGTCAAATTCTTTCATTTTAAAAATACATCATTGATCTGGCGATTGACACGTATAAAGGTGGTGCACTTTGGCAATTGTTTCAGGCAAGATGCACCGACATAGGTACAGGTTGAACGGAGGCCGCCGAGCAGGTCTTGTATTGTATACTTTACAGGACCACGGTGAGGTAATTCTACGGTGCGGCCTTCGGAGGATCTATACTCTGCCACACCACCATGATGTTTTTCCATTGCGGTATCGGAGCTCATGCCATAGAATGTTACTTTACCATCCTTGATTTCACCACCGCCTTCATCATGCCCAGCCAGCATACCACCAAGCATTACAAAATCAGCACCTGCACCAAAGGCCTTGGCCACATCGCCAGGACAGGTACAACCACCATCAGCAATAATATGACCACCAAGGCCATGAGCAGCATCAGCACATTCAATAATGGCGGACAATTGTGGATAACCTACACCAGTTTGTACTCTTGTGGTGCATACAGAGCCTGGCCCAATGCCAACCTTAATGATATCGGCACCACGTAGAATTAATTCTTGTGTCATGTCGGCGGTCACTACGTTACCAGCGATAATTGTCTTGGTTGGAAACTTTTCTCTTACCTCTTCAATTACATCACCAAAATGTTCGCTGTAACCATTGGCAATATCAATGCAAATAAATTGAATTGTTGGATTGTCCTGTAGAATATGTCCTACTTTATAGAGTTCGTTTTCGCTTGTACCACAGGAGATAGCATAGTAATTATAATTGATTTCATTCAATTCTTTTGCATGCTCAGCGATGGTGTAGGACTTTTTGAGAACCGTAAACAATTCAAATCTAGCCAACGCACGAACCATTTCAAATGTACCTACGCCATCCATATTGGATGCCATAATTGGTACACCAGACCATTCTAAGTTTGAGTATTTAAAAGTATATGTTCTTTGCAGGTCGACCTCTTTGCGACTACTCAGCGTAGATCTTTTTGGCCGAATCAATACATCACGAAAATCTAATTTAATATCTTCTTCAATTCTCACTTAAAAATCTCCTTCTAATAATGTTCGGCTTTGTACGTTCCAATGCCTTTCAACGGCGGCCATGGCAAAACGTGAGTGTATAAATTGGCCAAGATATAATTCCTCATTGTGATTAAAGATGATCTTGGCAATCCATATTTTGGTGTGAATTACATTATGCACCTGGCCTACGACACGGCCATCTTCGGTGTTGTAATAGTAGAAATTATCATTCTCTGCATCTTTCCAATCATACTTCATGGATTACGCCATTCACAAAAGGTATTGTATTTCATTTTAGGGTTTTCTTTTACGTACTTCTTCCATGCGGCCTGACAATCGGCCGCAATCATGGGTTGACTTAGATTGGTTGTAACACCATTAATGACAAGGACTAAGATCCATGCTTTCATTTAATGCTCTTTTGACATGATGTAAATTTTTATAGGTAAGAATTTCATCGGTCATACTTTTAATTGATTCATGTATTTTATCAACATCTACAGTTAAAAGAGGCACAACATATGTGCGAATAAAAAAGATTGCCATGTCATTCATTGGCACAGTTACTTGCCTCTCACAGCGATAATACATTTGATCGATTTTCTCATTTTCCCATGGTTTCTTTACTGATGGGTGACCATTGAGTTCAGGTGAGTTTGAAATTGTCCATACTGAACGTACAAATGGGCCTTTTTGTGTAATCATTTTTGCAATATTATGAGCCGATGCCATGATAAGTTTATTATCAGCAACAGGTTGATGTATCTCTGCAAATGTTTTGTTTACTTTTTTTTCAGGTGCCCAACCAGATGGGAAACATACAGATAGTATTTGCGCTGATAGTTCACCAGAAACATTTGGTGCCCATACTACAAAATCTTCTTGATAATTTTCTGTAGCTTCAACAATTGAATCAAATTCTAAGTATGATGAAACTCTATCATATAATTCATCTGTTACATTGTCACCATAAACAGGCGAGCAAAGTTTTATCTTTTGCTGTTTATAATACGAGTATAGATCATCACGATATGTAATTGGTTCACCATTTGCAAGAGACCGCATATTTGGCCTCATGCGATATGGCACCTCAATTTCGAATGGTATCATCTTCTGTTTGTTTTAAATAAATCTCAATAATTGTTTTTACATCATCAATGGCAACCCATTTGCCAGATGAATCGGTGTATTGTTGAATAATTTCATCAAGTGTCATAGTTTATCTCTTTGGCTTTGGTAAGTGAGGTAATTTTTTCCATTCTTCGATCCACTTTTCTTGTTCTTCAACCTTACGAGCGGTTTCATTGGTGCGGTCTTTTAGAGCTTCAAGTTGACGATCAGTTTTATCTCTCATGTCATCAACCTTTTTATCAATTGAATTTAGGCGAGCTTCGGTGAGAATAAGACGTTCTTTGAAATAGTCTACATCGGCACCACGGGTGATATTAAATAGTATGGAAATGGTTGCCACAACTAGGGCAACCAAAAACAAAGAAAACAATACGTGTTGTTTTTCCTTGGCGGTAAGGGAATTGTATGCTTTAATCATTTGAACATTATAATACAGAATTATAGGTAAGTCAAGTATTTAGATCGAATAAATAGGTGATTATTCACCAACGAGGCAACTATGGCACTTACCAAAATTCAAGGTCAAAACATCGCCAATTCGGCAATCTCTACAAATAAGGTAGATTCAAACTTTACTGCTACCTATGCGACCTATGCGGCGGTTGCAGCAAACCTTACACCTAGAATTACTACAGTCAACGTAGCTAATAGTTCATATACGGTTCTTGACGATGTGGCGGTCAATACATCTGGTGGATATCTTGTTATTACTGGCGCAAACTTTCAATCTGGTGCCATTGTAACAATCGAAAATTCTCAAGCCACCTCAACAACATATGTAAATGATACTACACTTAGAGCGCAAGTGGCGGCAAAAAATGCTGGTTCATATGTTGTTTATGTTCAGAATCCAGATGGTGGTACGGCGATTCGTGTAAATGGTGTTACGTTTTCAAATACTCCTGTATGGGGTACGGCTGCAACATTAAGTAATCAGGCAGCCAATACTGCGTTTGCTGTGAGCATTAGTGCTAATTCAGATTCAAATGTAACATACAGTAATACTACTTCATTACCAGCAGGTACTACACTATTAGCAAATGGACTATTTTACGGCACAGTTACAATTGGTGCAGAAACGGTTTATAGTTTTGATGTTAGAGCTACTGATGCTGAATTGCAAGATACACCAAGAACATTTAGTTTAACGGTTACAGTAACGCCACAATTGCAATTATGGTCTTGGGGAAGAAATAGTGATGGTTCACTAGGACTTGGAGATACAGTTTATAAATCCAGTCCAGTTCAAGTAGGATCTAATACCACATGGAATAATATTAATAATGGTTATTTTGTCTCTCTCGCTATCAAGACCGATGGTACTTTATGGTCATGGGGAGTAAATAGTTATGGACAATTAGGATTTAATGATAGAGTCGATAGATCCAGCCCAACTCAAGTAGGTTCTTCTACGAATTGGAGTAAAGCTGTATCAGGAACTCAGTTTTGTGGGTCCATTAAAACCGATGGAACTTTATGGTTGTGGGGACGTAATAATTACGGACGGTTAGGCCTTGGAGATACAATCCATAGATCTAGTCCAACACAAGTAGGATCAAATACCAATTGGAGTATATTTAACTTAAATGGTTATAACTCAAGAGCGATAAAAACGGACGGAACTCTTTGGTCATGGGGACCTAATCCTTATGGACAATTAGGATTAAATCAATCAGGAAATGGAAGTTCCACAACATATGCTAAATCAAGCCCAACTCAAGTAGGTACAAACACTAACTGGAGTAAAATTGCATCTTGTGGTGGTTCAACTATAGGCATTAAAACTGATGGTACTCTATGGGCTTGGGGAGAAACTAGTTTCGGACAATTAGGATTAAATGCAGCTGGAAATTATGCTCGACAATCCAGTCCAACTCAAGTAGGTTCATCAACTAATTGGGATAAAATCACATCAGGATCAGGTGCATCTCATTTTTTAGCTACGAAAACAGATGGTACTTTATGGGGATGGGGGTATAACGCTCAAGGCGGGCTAGGACTTGATAATTACACACATAGATCTAGTCCAACACAAGTAGGAGCAAATACCAATTGGAACATAATTAGTGCCTCTTCCAGCTCCGGCGCCGCAATAAAAACCGATGGAACTTTGTGGGTGTGGGGAGATAATCAGGGTGGGAGATTAGGACTTAATAGTATCTCATCTGTACTCAGTCCAGTTCAAGTAGGATCTAGCACAAATTGGAGTAATGTGTCAGTTGATTATCATACTATGGCACTCAAATCAGCATAATAGGAAAACTAAATGCCACTTACTAAAATATCTTCATCAGAAATTCAGACAGGTGCAGTCACCGATGATAAAATTGTAAACAATAATTAAACTTCCAATTCAACCGTTGGATCTAATTCTGTAATGTAATTTATGTATTTGACTGCATCATCTTCATTGTCAAAGTATCTAATAATGGTTTGACCAGTGAACTCTGAAACAAAGAATAATAAAATGTTGTGAGAATGGTAGGTGGAAAACTTAATCCACCAACCATTCCTATTGACTGGAAGGAAAAAATGAGTATTATTTGCTATTTGCAAATACGTTTTGAACCTGTCCCGTTTTGATGAATTTTTCTGTTGCATCTGTAAAATCTACAATACCTTTTTTAAACCACATGGTATATGTATTAAATTTTTTGTCTGTAACAGAATCAAAATAGGCAATGGTTTCTTGTGCGATGGTTGAATTGAAAGCCACAGTTTTAATTGCGACATCTTTTACTGTATCTACCATTGTATCGATTTGAAAGTCTTTAGTATTCATTTGTTTCTCCTTAATTAAGCAAGATTGAGTTTATTCCATAAATTTTCTGGTTTTTCTATAAAATTCGGCACGTTTCTGCTGCGCCTCAATCATAGATTCCCAAAGAATTGTCAGGAAAGATTTAAGTTTAAATAACATGAGTAACCTCCTTAAGCGTTACAATGTTATTTAGTAGATTATATGTTGCAAGCGCACATTTTTGTGGCAAAGGTGATATAACAATGCAAATTTTTACCAGGCGATACAGGTTTTGAAGCACCGGCTACATAAGTATCGGTGTCCGGTTTGAAATTAAGATGCTTTAGCTTTAAGGTGGTCCTTACGGATTCTACAAGACACCCACTCATTATAGTATGAATCATGCATTAAAGCGTGGCGTGTGAATATCTCCCAAGTTTCCCAATATGAACACTCACTACGGGTCTTACATAGGTGTAAAATCTCTCTAGTGTATTCATCCTCACCCTTTTCTTTTACTTCCTCTTGTAACTTTTTATTACTTCCCCAATAGTTTTCCCAATCGGATTTAATCCGACTGCGTTTCTTTTTGCCTTTTACTTGTTTGGTTTTTGATTTGGTGAAGAATTTCTTGCCAATGTATTTTTGGCCAGTTTTTTTATGTGTGATGAGATAGACGAAACCAAAGGCATCGCCTATATCATCTTCTGTAAACTCTGATACTGAGTTATGAAAGTACCAGGTCATTCATCATCATCAACTTCTTCTGATTCTACAATATACTCTGCACAAAAGGGACAATGCAAAGGGTCCGATTCAGTTTGTGAATCATCATATTTAATTGTAAATTCAGAACCGCAATTATCGCATACGTGATGTAAATTCATTTAGTTGCACCATGATTGTTTTGCCTCACCATAATATTCTCTAGCGAAGCCGTTAGCAATTAACATAGAACGAAGTGATTGACCATTTAAAATGATATCACCAAGGACACGACCACCAAACTTATCCCATCCATATAATACCACTTGACGCTTGGTTGAAACATTAACGGCATTTTTGGTAAATTGAGTAGCGGCTTGTCCTCTCTGATCTTCTGAGGGGCATTGAGCTCTGTGTCCTTTTTCTGGTGTGTCAACACCAAAGATTCTGACCGCAAGTTCTGGTTTGAGCGGACTAGGGAGAAACGGCGCACTAATTACTACTGTGTCGCCGTCATTTACCCTTATGATTTGTGCGTCATATGTAACGCCTTGTGGTTGTTTTTGTGCATATGCTGGTACAATAATAGCAATCAGCAAAGCAATAAAGATGTATAGTTTCATTTGTTTTTCATTTCCTTCTTTAAATAAAATATTTCATACAGCAAAAGATGATCCGCAACCACAAGTTGTTTTTGCATTAGGATTTGATATTACGAACTGTGAACCTTGTAATTTATCAGTTTTATAATCTATTGTTGCACCATCAAAATATTGCATACTCATGGCATCAACGATTAAATTTTCAATTACAAAATCATCTTCGTTTTTTTCATTTTCCATTGTAAAACCATATTGAAATCCACTACAACCACCGCCTTGAATAAAGGCTCTTACATATTTCGATTCATCTTCTTCAGATAGAATCGCATTAATTTGTGCATGGGCACTCGGTGTTACTGTCAGCATGTTTTTCTCTATAATTTTCTATTGCTGCTTTGATCGCGTCCTCTGCCAATATGGAGCAGTGTATCTTAACTGGCGGAAGTGCAAGTTCTTCAGCGATTTGAGTATTTTTAATCTCCGCCGCTTGAGCAAGAGTTTTCCCCTTAACCCACTCTGTGACAAGCGAACTACTTGCAATCGCAGAGCCACATCCATATGTTTTAAATTTTGCGTCAGTAATGATCCCCGTATCATCATCAACCTTTATTTGTAGTTTCATCACATCGCCGCAGGCCGGTGCGCCAACCATTCCAGTACCCACGGAGGCATCTTGTCGATCAAAACTTCCAACGTTTCTTGGATTTTCATAGTGATCTATAACTTGTGATGAATATGCCATTTTATCTCCAAAAGAAAAGAATCGCCTTTAACTTATCAATATACTTTTGTAAATATTTTGCTTGAATGTTCTTTGCTAATTCTGGTTGTGGAAAATTCCAACCAACAAAAGCACCTACTAAAATCCAAAATAGAGTTTCTAACATTTATTTCTCCTTTATGCGGCTTTACCCCATACATCTTCCCAATCTCCCGATAAAGCACCTTTCGCATAATCTGTAACACGATTCTCAAAGAAATTACCATGAATTGGACTATTAATCATTTCTTCTACCCATGGTAACGGGTTCTTTTTAACTTTGAAAATTCCTTTCATACCAAGACTGATCAATCTACGATCAGCAATATAACGAATATACTGTTTAACATCTTCTGATGTTAAATTTTGCATTGGACCCATGTCAAACGCAAGGTCGATGAATTTATCTTCTAATTCGACCATTTTTGTTGCAATGGTATATATCTGAGATTTAAGGTCATCATTCCAAATCTCTTTATTTTCTTCTATGTATGTTCTGAACAATTTAATCATAGATTCTGTGTGCATTGTTTCATCTACAATTGACCATGTAACAATCTGGCCCATGCCTTTCATCTTACCATGGCGTGGAAAATTCAATAACATAATGAATGAAGAGAACAATTGCATGCCTTCTGTAAATGCCGAAAATACAGCAATATGTTTGGCTGTATTTTCTTTTGATGTATTTTGATTTGAAATGTCAAGAATATAATCATGTTTCTGCCTCATCGCATCATACTCTAAAAACTGATTATACATTGTTTCTGGCAAACCAAGTGTCTCAATCAAGTGTGAATAGGCTGCAACATGTAATGCTTCACGAGCTGCAAAACCTAATAACATCATACGAACTTCTGGTTGTTGAAAATAAGGCAGATAATTCTTTACGTAACCACCTGCTACATCAATATCACCTTGTGTGAAGAAACGAAAGATATGTGTAAGAAATTGTTTTTCTTCTTTTGTAAGTTTATTTTTCCAATCTTTTACATCTTCAAGCATTGGCACTTCTGTGTGCAACCAATGAATTTGTTCATGTTTTAACCATGCCTCATAGGCCCAAGGATAAAAGAAAGGTTTAAATGAACTTCTATCTTCTGTTATATTATGCTTCTTCTTTACCATATTTGTTCTCTCTTATAAATTTTTTGGCGATTGATAATGATGACGAAACAACCATATGCATGTCCATATAAGTGTAAAGGCCACAACGGCCAATGAAGGTCACTTTATCATTTTGTATGTCTTTATACTTTTTATACAACGTTTTCGTATTTTCTGTCATTACTGGATAATATTTTTCACCTGTTTCTTTGTAATCACACGGTTCTTCATATGTTACAGTACTATAGTTTTTATTTTTACCATGCATTGGTATTTGTTTCCATTCTGTAACTCTTGTAAACTTACCATCATCTGTAAAGTTTACTGTGGTGCATGGTAGTATTTCATCCATTGGTACTGTGTGTGTATGAAATCGTATTGATCTATACGGCAATTCACCATAACAATAATCATAATATTCATCTATGGCCATAGAATTAAATACATGATCATAATCATTTTCTATAGATT